TGACTGTTGCAAGTACAACCGGATTCCCAAGCGCAGGAACACTTTGTGTATTCAATACCGCGACTGGTTATGAGTATGTCAACTACACAGGCAAGACAAGCACAACTTTTACTGGTTTAACGAGACAGCAAACAGGAAACGCTTCACTTGCGTTGACTATTGCTTCTGGTGCAAATGACGGAACTGTTGCATCTACAGCCGGATTGCAAGTTGGACAGAGAGTTAACGCAGCTGACGTTCCAGACGGAACATTCATCCAGCAAATCTCCAACTTGAATGTTAAGTTGAGTGCTGCTGTAACTGGTGCAAACCCAACTGTAAACGTTATCCCTATGGGAACAAACGCCGCATTGGCTTTCTCTTACTCAGCAACCAACCCAGTTGGTGTTGAACTTGCATTCCCAACATATGCGCCGTCTATCTCTCACTGGGGTACTTCAGCAATCATGGACGGAAGATTCGACGACGACAAGTCGCTCGTGTTTACATACGGAACGACTACATCAATCGCAATTGGAGCTGGCGCTACGTCTGCAATTCTTGCAATTCGTGTTTCTCCTTCTGCTGACAACGGAACTGGTGCATTCTTTGGTGAGCGCGAACTCACAAATAGAATGCAGTTGATTCTTCGTGCTTTGGACGTAACCACAACCCTCGCTAATGCGAACTTGCTCGTAACTGCAATACTTAACGGAGTTCCATCAGCATCAAGAACCTGGGCTCGTCCTTACACAGTTACTTCGAGCTTGGCTCAAATTGCCGACTACAGCTCTGGAGGTTCTGCTGCAACAGTATCTGGCGGTGAAGTAACTGGAGGCTTCTTTGTAGGTACTGGAGCAAACTCAATTGACCTTGCAGCCGTGCGAGACCTTGGCAACTCCGTTCTTGGTGGCGGTACAACGCTAACAACTACAGGAATTTTCCCTGATGGTCCAGACACACTCCACATTCTTGTAAGAAACCTTGGTGCTACTACGGCCAGCGTGTTTGCTCGTCTCTCTTGGACGGAAGCACAGGCCTAAACATGCCAGCTATTGACTTTCCTGCTGGCGCAACTTCGGGCGCACTTCATACGGATGCCGGCAAGACATGGACCTATAACGGCTCTGGTTGGATTTTGGTAACAATTCCTACGGCTCTTTTTGACACAGGCTCTGTAGCAGGTTCTGCACTTCAAACGAACTCTGTTCCTTTGACGAAGTTGCTGAATAGCGACCCAGGTAAAGTCATTGTTTATAACGCGTCCAATGCTGCTACTGCTCAGGAATTAACTGGAGACATAGTCATCTCTCCATCTGGTGTTACTTCAATCGCATCGGCCGTAATTACTAACGACGATATTGCTGGTGGAGCGAACATAGATGCATCAAAGATTGCGGGAACAGCACTAACGCTGTCAAGCTCTGGAATCATCACAACAGACATGATTGCCGACTCAACAATTGTTGATGGCGATATAAGTCTGGTGGCTTCAATCAACAGAAATAAACTTGCAGAACCATTGACAAACGCTCAGGCTGCTAGCTACACATTGGTGTTGGCTGACAGAAATAAGCTTGTTGAAATAGGTGTCGGAACAGCAAACACGCTCACCGTCCCACCGAACTCTTCGGCAGATTTTCCAACTGGAACCCACATTACAGTTATCCAAACCGGAGCCGGTCAGTGCACCGTAACCGCAGGCGCAGGCGTAACCATAAATGCAACCCCAGGACTCAAACTCCGTGCGCAGTGGTCGGGTGCTACTCTAATAAAAAGAGCAGCCAATACGTGGGTGCTCATTGGAGACCTTTCGGCCTAAATCATGGAATCATTAAAAGATAGCGGTGGTAAAAAGCCAACAACACCTACGAACGTTGTTGCGACGAATACTGGCGCAGGAACAGTTGCGTCGGTAGCTTTCACCCCTTCTGATTACATTGGCAAAGGAACCGTAACCTACACCGCTACATCAAGCCCTGGAAGTCTTACTGCATCGGCTGCTAGCTCTCCAATCACAGTAACTGGATTAACTGCTGGTACAAGCTACACATTCACCGTAGTCGCAAACACAAACTACGGTGTGGCTTCAGCTGCCGCGACAAGTAGCTCTGTTGGTATTGGTGCAAACCCAGGTACACCAACGAGCGTCTCTGCTGCAGCAGGAAACGCGCAAGCAACTGTTACATATACTGCTGGAGCCGCAGGAACAGGCACGACCACTTTTACTGCTACATCAAGCCCTAGTGGAATAACAGGAACTGGTGCATCACCGATAACTGTCACTGGTCTTGGGAACGGAACCGCGTATACATTTACGGTTACGGCAGCTAACGCATTTGGTTCGTCAACATCGGCTGCTTCAAACTCCGTGACTCCGGTAGCGCCCCCATACTTTCCTCCTTACTTTCCACCCTTTTTCCCGCCGTTCTTTCCTCCATTTTTCCCTCCGTTTTTCCCACCGTTCTTCCCACCATTTTTTCCACCGTTCTTCCCACCATTTTTTCCTCCATTTTTCCCTCCTTTCTTTCCACCAGGTTTTGGTCCAGGGTTCAAATAGAAACAAAATAAAAAATGAATTACCGAGAACTGGTTTTTGATTTAGAAAGCCTGCCGTCTGCCGACCCATCAAATATAGTCATCAAGGAAAATTTTGTAAGTAAAGAACACCTGGCAGAGATAGCCAACTACTGCGCTTCAATAAAAGAATGGGAATCTCAAAGCGACCTGGGAACTGACAGTATTCATATCCCGGAATTAATTGAGAGAAACTCCCCTAGAATTTTTTCAATCATGCAGCAATATGTTGACAATGTTCAAAGTGAGGTTGAATACAAGTTTGGTAGAAAACTTGAAAAAACAAATCCGGGAATAAGAAAGTGGTTGCCGGGCGAATATCAAGACATTCACGCCGATGGAGAAACTGCTGGTGGGTGGCCTGGGTATAACTACATAGTCGATTACGGTTCAATCATATATTTAAATGATGAATATGAAGGCGGCGAGATATTTTTTCCAAAATATAATATCCACATACAACCCAAACCGGGAACATTAGTTTTTTTCCCATCTACAAATATGTATGCACACGGAGTCACAGAGGTTATTTCTGGGACCAGATACACATCTCCACATTTTTGGATTCCAGTAAAACATAGAATACTGATGGATATGTCGGCCGCGGATGGACAAGAGTAAAAAAGAAAACTTGAAAAAGCTTTACCATCTGCATATACCAAGAACATCTGGGAAGGGGATATGCGACGCTCTATGGAAGACTTTTGATAGTCAAGGTCTTGTTGAATATTCGCCATACACGCAAGAATCAGACTTAATGTATGAGGATGAGGAAATGAGTGGACTCCCCTTCATATCTGGCCATTTTGCAAAAAATCCAATTGTGGAAAACGTAGACGGTTTTGAAGTTTTCTCAATAGTCAGGGACCCCGTAGAACACTATGTGAGCATCGCTGCTTACATTTCTGAAAGCGCTGATTTTGAAATGTCAAACGAATTCATGGACGATTTCATGTACGGAAATGTAACCCCCTTTGGGGCCAACGAACTATTCTCAAATTCAGGGAATATACAATCAAAAATGTTATTTTGCAGAATTGCCCTTGTAGACAAGTCGTTTGTTTCCCTTAGGGATGGTGATGTTGTTAACGAAAAAAATATGGTTTTTATAGAAAGTGACATGCCGAACGAAAATGACATAAAAGACTTAATTGGTTCCATGAATCTATTCCCCCTGCCAGATAGGGAGATAGCGATTGATTGGCTTAAAGCAAGAGTGTTCAAATCTCATGGTTTTTCTTTAGACAAATCAATCCACGACATAACAAATTGTTCAAAAAAAAATGGGTTCAAACCAGACATAAGCCACATAAGAGAAATAAGACGACGTTCAGAAATAGACGAGTACCTATATGGCTTAGTACAGGAACGATAATTTGATAGTGTTGCAAATATGTCGTTAAGTGAAGAATCACCATGGAATATACGGCCAGGACACTTTGGGGACGGACCGGAGAATATACATGTTTTTGAAAATTTTATAGATGAAGAAGATTTAAGGGTTGTTCAAGATTTCTGCCCAACAATAAACGAGTGGAATAACTCAAAAGAGAGCGTTTACGCCGAAGATGGAACATGCCTTTATAACGCTGATTACTGGAATGATAGGCAATGCAGCAGTGATATTCTGCAAAGACTCTCTATGCCGGTTTTTCAAATAATTGATAAATACATCACAAAGATGCAGTTAGAACTTGAGAGAATTTACGACCTACGGCTATCCCCACGCCCACCAGTCATCATGAAGTGGAGGCCGGGAATCGAACAGCGACCCCATGCCGACAAGCAACTAAACAATGGTGAACCCAATGCGTTTGTTGATTATGATTTGAATTCCCTGTTTTACTACAATGAAGATTTTGAAGGCGGAGAACTTTATTACCCGCAACACGACTTGACCATAAAACCAAAACCAGGGCTGGCCGTAGCCCACCCGGGAGATGTTAATTATCTACATGGAGTCACCTTGGTTACTAAAGGGTACAGGTACACAACACCATCGTTTTATACTGTGCTGTGAGCGATGATTCTAATTCAAAAAAACCTAATAGAACCAAAAGAATCTGACCTAATCCTTGATTCGATTAAGGCGATAGGTTCGCCGCCCAACCTTGCAGAAGATGACCACTCAACCGGCTATTACAGCAAATCCGCCTTACTAGAGTCCGACGTCTTCGCATACGGAATCTTCAATGAGATATGCGAGCGGGTTTTAGAGTTAGCGGAAAAAGTATTTGATTTAAGCCTAGAACTAGACCAAGCCACCCTCATTAAGGTTATTCCTGGAAACACAACTGAAGAACACGCAGATAGTCAGAATCTTGACGGAACCCCCAAAACGGGCTGTAGTAATTTTCGTATTTCGGCAGTTGCGTACCTAAATGATGATTTCACTGGTGGGGACCTAGTTTTCCCGACAATGGAACACAGATACAAACCAGTCCCAGGGGATTGTGTAATATTCCCAAGTCATTTACAATATAGCCACTATGTGGATAGCGTCTTTAGCGGGGAACGAATAAGTTTGGCAATGTGGTTCTCCTGAGTATGATGAGACAATGAGAAACATTGATGTCGAGTACATAGGTGACCCCAAAGCTGGGTTTTTGGTTTATAGAAACATACTTACCGAAGACCTTAGAATTCCAGAACGCCTAGAAGCAACAATAGGCGACAGCACCACTCCTCCTTATTCGTGGATGCAGGCCCTTGTTGGTGATGGGCAGGTAATGAAGGATTACAGGGATTGCGTTGACTGCAAGATGAGCCCGGCACATTTTCAAAACTGTCCAGAGCAATACTCAGAACTCATCAACATATACAACGACACTGTCGTTGGATTGACTGCTTGCTTGCAAGATTACGAATCCAGGTACAACATACGTATGGACTTCATGGAAGCAATCAACTATGTCCGATACAACGAGGGTCAGCACTTCAATGTTCACGCCGACCACGGTTTTTCATACGTCTGCACCGTGTCTTCAGTCATGTATCTTAACGATGATTACGATGGTGGCGAGCTTTGGTTTCCGTACTTAGATGTTACGTTTAAGCCTAAATACGGAGACATAGTTCTATTCCCCTCCACGTTTATCTATTCCCATGCTTCCAAACCTGTCACCAGGGGAACTAAGTACGCAGCTGTAACCATGTTTGACTACAACGACAGGTTCCACAAACAGTGGAAGGGCTACGGCAAGAACATAGACGGAACCGACGCTGAATACGGACCAGGAATCGTTAGCCCAACGGCTAATCAAGTTGAAAGATTTATATTTCAGAAATGACGAAATTATTTCTTAAACAGACACATCAGAGCCCACCACTCATACAACAGTCTAGGGTTAAGCGTGACTGGATGGACGCTACTTATAATAAACACGCCTATCAATGTCTCCCGATGACGGTGGCCAATGTGTATGGATGGGAGTTAATTCTCGAAGAGGACCTTGTTGTTCAATGGGATGGTGGGAATACTTCACCGACAATCATCTCTGGCGAGACGACTTCCTCTGGTCGGGTTCAGGCAATATCTTCGATAATCGGAATGATTTCGATAAATATGGGCTGGGTCATAAATACAGAAGAGGGATACAACACCTGGATTTCTGGTTCGCCGAATTACTTCTTGGACGGAGCGGTTCCATTAACTGCAACAATTCCTAGTTATTGGTGGCCAGACGAATCCCAGATGAATTGGAAGATAACCAAAATTGGAGAGCCGGTAACATTTGCGGCGGGAACCCCCTTTTGCTTTTTTAATATCTACGACAACTCGATACTCGAGAATGTCGAGATTATTCAGTCGAATCTTTGGGCAGACCCAGACCTTGTTGCATCTCGCATGAAATACGGGGAAATAAAAGCAAAAAATAATATTGAAAAGCCGTGGACGTGGACAAAAGGTATTCGTACAGGTCTTGACGCGGACGGTAAACAAATAGGACCCACATTCACTGGTCTGCCAAAACTGGCCAATCCATAGTGTAAAATGTGTGTACTTGTCCAAAACTAGTACGACGGAGCAAACATGAAATTCGAGTCTTCATTTTCAACGCAAGAGAAGAAACTTATATATCAGCGCACGCTTAAGGACCTAGAGAGACAGCTCATGGAAAGACTTCTTCAAGAGGGATTTGACCCAGAGACATTTGATGCTGCTACGTTTGTCCCAAGCAATGACAGTCATGGCATGATTCAGGGACATAGGTTTATTCTCGATTTCTTGGCAAAAATAGGAACTGTCAAATCAAGACTGGAAGAGTAGTATCTACTCATGGCACTTTCGGCAGAACAATTAGCCAGCGCAAAAGCAGAGGCAATTCAAATTCTTGAGTACTCAATCTATACTCTCGCTTTCACCCTCGGCATCCAAGACGAAGACCTCCAACCAGACATGGAGAACCCAATAGACATGTCATTGTCTCAGAATGGCGCTCTCGCTGCACAGTACGACGCATATGAATGTTTGAAACTGCAATTGGCGGCGCTGGTAAGACTACAGAGTTAGTAGGTAATTATGAAAATAGTTCCCGAAATACCCAGAACAATATCAATTATTGAAGAAGCTATAAATTCTGGGAGGTACGAAATTTGTCCGGACATTGATGCCGACTTCCCGAATATTCAAGAGCCTCAAGAAAATCCAAATAGAGACCAACAGGTAGCCAAATGGAATCCAAAGCTGATGTCGTATGAGATGCCAGATGGTGCTGCATTTTTTTGCGACCTACTCCAGTCAAATGACCCTCAAAAAAAATGGGACATAACAGAGCCTGGAGATTTTCACCAAAATGAAGAAGTGGAGAAGTTTCTAAATGAGGCATAGAAGCGCTGGCGGAGAAAATCTCTATAACGCCGATGAAGAGATATCTTACAACGAAAAAACACTTGCAATGTTTGCGTATTTGTTAGATTTTGACCCAACAGATGTTGACTTAATGCCGATGGATGAGGCCATAGTTATGTTGAGAAGCATGTGGAGGTACAGCAGTGACCTCAGGGGTTCAGCAGAACCAACTTACACAAACAACGCAATACCAAGATTCTTTTCAAAGAATAACGCCTTATTGACCGGCAGGCTAAGAACAGCCAGATGGAACTACACGTTAGCAAAGGCCGCAAAAAATGGATAACAAACAGATAAGAACAGCGATGGTCGGAAACTCGCTTGCAAAGCCAATGTGCGAAAATCAGTTTGGGGAAGAAAAATCTGCACGAGCATACTCGGAGAGATACGAAGCAATAGAAAAAATCTTTGACTGGAGGCAGTCTCTTAATTTGAATTTATCGATTGCCGCAAGGGGTGCCACAGAGGGTCTTTGGTATGTCGACCTAGGGCGCGATATGAATAACATGTGGGAAAGTATTATGTTAACAATGGTTGCCCCATACGAACTGCTTTTATCGGTAAAGCAACCAGGAAAAATTCTTTTTTTTGATGCAGACCAGTGTGCAGCACCATGGTTGTATAAGTCGAAATTTCCAGAGACTCAAACATGTTTTGTCAATAATCAGAGTCTGTTTAATTTTGAGCAATTTATGCGCGACGGTACAGTGGAAGTTGATTACGATATCGATTACCATGTCGTCGATAGGTCCGAAATAGGACAGGGAGAAGCTAGTGGTTTTGATTTAATTGCGATGCAGGCTTACCACGTGATATGGGACAATGAAAAATTACTACGTGATTGTGTCGACGCGCTGGCTCCGGGTGGCGTTTTGTTGTTAAATGTAGTAAATCAATCTGCAAAACTGTATCGAGACGATTACTGGTTCCACCCACACAACGAGGTTCATAAAATATTAAAGTCTTTAGATGGGGCATTATTCCACGAAACTGGCCAATATGGGTATACAACATTCATAAAGAACTGAATCTGATAATATCGTGGCGTGAAACTCTGCGATGATTTTTTAGATACACAAACCTTAAATCAAGTTTGTTCTGAAGAGAAGTTTTTCCCTGGACTGATGCAGGGTGATTCCAGGATAGCAAGCGAGGTCAACTCGTATCACAATGAGCAAGCTAGCTGCTATGCGCCGTACATGTTTTGGGATGGATGGTGGTCTTCGCCAGTTGACACTGTCAGAAAACAGGTAATTAAAAAAATATGGGAAAACAATCTACAAATTTCTACCGAAGAAGTTTTAGGGTTTGAGTACTGGACTAGGACATTTGGGCCAGGTCAATTTCTTGGGCCGCATGTTGACGAGGACACCTTCCTATATCAAGATACAAAGATTTACAACGGGCCAGAAATCGGCTGCGTCTATTACGGCCCGTCCGAAGAAAAAGTTGTTGGTGGATTTCTTGAACTATTTGAATCAAGGTTAATTTTTGGCGAAAAAGACGCGCTTGAATGGGAAAACCTCAAAGACAAACTGGACCCAATAGAGCTAAGGGAAAGAATTGCATTCAAAGAGAACAGATTGATAATTTTTGATGCGGGAAGAGTCATCCATCAAACAAGTCCTTGTCTTTCTGGCATCAGGAACGTGATGGTAATTAATGTCTGGCTTAAGTCAAATCCTCCGGTTGACATGGCTAACTTTGTATATGAATGAGAAGTTTGAAAGAGTAAATCTAATCAACCTGGATGTATTCAAAACTAGAATTGATTCAATAGATAACAAAAAACTTTTAGAAGAAATAGAGTCTTCTAGCCTAGAAATACAAAATGGAGAATCAAATTCAATCTTGGATAGTGGGTCTAGCACCTACCATGCTAGCTACGAGGACAGAAAGCTTGATAAAACTCTTCCTGAATGTTCCATGCTTTCAATAGAGATAGAGGATGTCGTATCGCGCATAGTCGGTAAAAAAATGCTAATAACAGACATATGGTCCTTGACCCTAAGTGCGGGGGAATCAGTATTTCCTCATAGCCACAAATCCAATACGCACATGCACCCGATGGATTACTACTCTGTTGCTTATTATCCAAACGCTCCTGCTGGTGGCTCAAAATTGTTTTTTGAAGCCTCATGGTGCGGAACAATGGAAAATTTAATCTCAATTTCTCCAGAGTCAGGAATGCTGGTAATTTTTAATTCATACATACGCCACATGACCGACAGACACCGTGTAAGCGAGAACCGCGTAGTTGTTAGTGCAAATCTGAGCCCAGAATACCCAAATACAGCGCCAGTTCCGGACTGGTCGGTGTACGGCTAGTATAAATATATGGCTCTTGGTGTAAGAAGTTTAGGCGGTGGTGTAGTTGTTTTTGAGAACGCCATAGATGTTCCTCAAAAAGAGATAATCAGCATTATGGACGAACTTTCAGAAAAGTCATTGAGCGAACAATACGAGTACAAATACGACAATGATGGCAATCTCCTTCATGCAGTGAATAAAAGCGGTTTTATTTACGAAATAGAGTCAATAGCAAAAAATCCAATCAGGGTTCAAGAGTTAAACCATAAATTCTTTTATGAGTGTGAAGAAACAATTTATAGTTGTTTATTGGAATACATAGAGATATTCCCAGCCGTCTTGCAGTGTTTGTGGTGGAAGAGCGAAGGGCACGCACTCAAGTACCCAACTGGCTCAAAACTCGGATTTCACTGCGACAATGATGTGAACTATCGATATGGACAACTTCCACCCTTCGAGCATGCCACCAGGAACGTGATAAGTGCCCTTGTGTATATAAACAACAACTGTGATGACTCAGATTGCGACGAGTTTTCCTTTACTGGAGGAGAAATGGTTATTCCGTATTTTGATATAACCATAAAGCCAAAAAGCGGAACAGTGATTTTTATGCCAGCGAACTACCTCGGAGCGCATGAAATCATGGAAATAACATCCGGTTCTAGATACTCCTATCTTTCTTGGTTTGCCCAAGGCTCACCACAGCAGGAAAAGGGCGTTTCCCCACAATACCCAAAAAGTTCAGACGACAGGCCTATTGGCGGCCAGTGGTGGATGCCAACACTTATTGCAGACTATGAGAAACACCTTATGAACAAGTACGGCGATGAGGGTAGAATACCTCCTGAAGCAACTCCATTCAAATCAAGAAAGAACGACCATAAATGATTTTTAACGACTCAAAAGCAGAACATCTTGGTGGTGGTGTTGTCGTGTTTCGTAATGCGGTATCGGTTAACTGGGGTTTTGCAAACAGTATTTCTAAAGAAATTGTTGATAGGGAAATGAGCGAAATGTACACCCCTGCAATAAACCCAGACAATGGACAAGAAGAATACATAAACAGAAGTGGGTATTTCTTTTCGAAAAATGGAATAGACAAAATGCCAAAGAGGGGCTCGAGGGTTCATCAAGACACCAGGGCTGAAGTTGTTGAGTTATTTACATTCCTAGAAGATTCAAAAGATAAGTACTTGTTCAAATACATGCATATGTTTCCCTTGTCATATAAGAATATTTGGTGGAAAGTTAAGGGGCACTTGGTTAACTACTCGTCTGATTGCGGTGGATACATCGGCGAACATAGTGACACCAGCGTTGACTATGTGTACGGTATCCCCCACCCGCCTCACCAGTTGGCTTCAAGGAATACTCTCTCCTGCATTGTATATTTTGGCACCTGTGTCGATGGCTTTGGCTCACGGGGTTTTGCCTATGAGGGATTTGGGCCAGGAGATTTTACTGGTGGCCGTCATAAATTTACATATCTTGATATTGAATACATTCCAATGCGTGGTGACATACTGATGTTCCCGTCGAACTATATTGCGGCACACGAGGTCACCCCTGTCAGGTCCGGGGATAGATTCACCTACTTGGGCTGGTATGCACATGGGACGCCAAACCCAGAGGTCAACGAAGAAGTCGAAGACCCAAATGTAAATCCAGAAAAAGCTGCAATATCTTCAAATGTTTATATCCCGCATTTGAGGGAGAAATTTTTAGAATACCTAGATTCTGTTGCGGAAGACAAACATTCAAGTACGTATCGCCTTGTAATGGGGGAACATGCATGAAACTAACGCATCTTGGGAGTGGGATAGTCTTGGTACGAAATTTAGTCGAAATTTCACACGATGACGTCAGTGAGATAAACCACATATTTGACTCGACAACCCCACAGGGATATTCGGTTGTTGATGGAAAAACAATAAGCGATGGTGGTTACGAGTTCGACGAGATTGGTAGAAGTAAATCTCCGACCAGATATACGAATATTGGGGAATTTGACATAACCAAGAAGTTGCGGGAGTCAATGTATTCGGCGGTTGTTGAATACTGCAAAGTATTCCCGGTTGCTCTTGAGTGTATAACCGGGCAGACTGATGGTTACATGATTAGATATGGTCACGGAAGTGATATGGGTCCACACTCAGACTGCAATCTTCCGTACAAACCTGGAACCCTTGAGCCGATGACAAGTAGCCCTGCATTCAATACTCTTACAACCTCTATATTTCTTAACGACGGATACACCGGGGGAGAGGTAACTTTCAGGATGTGGGGAATCACAGTTAAACCAGAAGCTGGAACCGCAATTATCTACCCATCAAATTTCATTGGCTGCCACGAAGTTGCGGAAGTCAGTGATGGAGAAAGGTGGGCTTTTCTTAGTTGGTTTTTTCACGGTAACGGACAGGAAGACAAAGAGGGCTCATATGAGTGGTCCCAGCAATTAAAGCAAAAAGTTGGACTTGGAAATATTTTTCAGAAAAACATTCTAATAGGGGATGTTAGCTAAACAATCTTTTAAACTTTGTCCGGTTGAGTGCTTTCGCCGAATCAGGACAAATGTGAACCTTCCAGATTCCATCAGAAAATATGGATTCTACAAGTTTCGTTGATTCTTGCTTGCCCGATAAATATAAGTCACGCTTATCTTCACCGCCCCCTTGGTCGTACCCGGCAGGGAATCCTCGAAACAGTGCTTCAACAAAATCTATATTTGCGGAACCTGCCATTCCTCTCACCTCTCGTTCCGACTCTTCACCGTGGAGATTGTTTCCGTCAACATATATACCTTTGAAGCTATGTTTTGCTGCTTCGGTAATTGTTTCAATCCCAATGTTTAATCTGCCTATACAGAATAGAATGTCCGAAGCATCCAGGAGTTCGGCAAGTGAGCTATGCTCAACTGCCCTGGTAAGTGTTTTAGCGTTATCTAACGTCTGTTGCGAGCGACCGATTGATGTCCAGTGGACTTCATTTCCGGAATTAATGACACTTCTTGATATTGTTAGACCCATTTTCCCCATAGATACAATTCCCACCCTGAGCATGACTATTTGGTCTTCTGGTTTGCCGGATTTATATATCCTTGTTCGCCCTCTAGGTTTCTGACGAGGTAATCAACATTGTTGGAATTCTCGTCCAGGTGAGAAAAGTTTGTCCTCAGATGGGAGCAATAAGCTTGATAGTCATCAAACACTGAATCAATCCAATGTGGAGCACACCAGTTTGAAACCTCTCCTGGCTCAACAACTTCTATTCTGACATTTGCATCAGGGCTACCCTGAGAAAAAAACTCCAAATACGAATAACGAGTTCCGCCAGTAACCGTATTTACGCCATGTGAGGCAACATAATTTGTGGGGAAGATTATTATGTCTCCCCGTTTGGCTTGATGAGATATACCCAGGTATGGGAAAAATAATTCACCGCCTGAATAGTTTGTTCCATCTAGCTCTTCCACCGAACCAACGCAATCGTTAATATAAAGAAGTACTGCAACCGTCTGTCTTGCGCCAAGCTGACCATAGGGGATGTATCGCTGACCGCCAGTGGCCCTGTAGTTCGTATCATTATCGTTGTGAAGGCCGAGATACTTCCCGGTGTCGTAACGGAGAATGTGTCCTCGGTTTCTCCACCAGATTGTTCCTGCGACAAGGGGGAACATGTCGATATATCTAATTAGGGATTTATAAATAGAATCTTCCCAGTTTCTTACAATATCCACAACCTCTTGCTCTGTGTTGTCTTGAATTGGTTGAAGCACTCTTACCGGTACGGCCTCCACCTGTTCCAGGGAGAACTTGTTCCCGTCCTCGTTTTTTAAGTACACCACTCCGTTTATGTCTGTGTCGTACTTCCATCTCTGCTGATGCGCAGCAAGGGCATTT